GAACGATCTGCACCCGACCATGAAGCCGGTCGAGTTGGTCGAGCGTGCGGTACGAAACTCCAGTCGACCGGGCGACATCGTGCTGGACTCGTTCGGCGGCTCGGGAACAACCATGATTGCATCCGAGAAGTCAGACCGCAAGGCCCGGCTGATCGAACTGGATCCGAAGTACGTGGATGTGATTGTGCGTCGTTGGCAAGACTATGCCGGGGCGCAGGCCACCCGCCAGTCGGATGGTGTGGCGTTTGATGCCTTGGTGTCAGAACCGGGTGGTCTTGAAAACCGTGAAGCCGTTGGGCGTGTGGCGAACGAACCGTAGCCACTTGCCGTTGCCGCTGCGCTCGGCAGTGACCCAGAGGTCGTCGGTGCCAGAGATGCGAATTTCCTGGCCGGGTTCGAGGCCGTTGATGCGTTGGTCTAGGGTGGTGGTCATTGCGCTCTCCTTTATGCCATCTCGTAGCCGGCGCGCTCGAGTCGCGATGCATCGGCCGGGGTCACCACCCAAAACTCGCCGCGCTCGCCGTCGTGGTCGCCCAGGACGATGCGCATCGGGTAGGTGGCGCGGTTCGCAAAACTCGAGGCGTTGGCCAGGGTGTTGAACCGGAACATCGTGCTTTTGATCAGGGTCTTGAGGGTGCTGGTGGTCATTTGTGTCTCCTGCGGGTTGATCGTTGCGACACCCGTAGTAACGCGCTGTTTGATTGCGAAGCCAAGCGGAAGATTGAACTATTTTCGATCTTTCTGCTTGGCCTGATTGCGTACTAGCGGCGACCCGTCACGGCGGCCAGTTTGCTGCGCGCCGAGTCGGTCTGCCACCGGCACGGACCTTTGCCGCTCTTGGCTTCTGCGTCCCACCGCGCGGCGATTTCTGCATCCGTCCAGCCCTTGGCGGCGAGGTAGGAGTAATCGTCAGCGTCGTAATTGGCGTGCTGCTGGAGTGCGTCGTTGGTTTGCATGATGGTCTCCTTCGGGTTGATTGATGCGATGTGCGTATGAACGCGCTGTTTGATTGAGAAGCCAAGCTGTTCTTGGCCTCTTTCTCAATCATTCGACGAAGTAGAGATCTGTCTCGGCTACCAACTCGGTGCACTTGGCCGGATGCAGCACGATCACTTTGCCATCGCGCCATCCTTGAACAGTACCGACGCGGCGCACGCGCTGGTGGCCCGTGCTGATGCGGCGCTGGATGTAGTAGGCAACCTTGTCGCCTTTCTTGATGGGTTGGTTGATGCTCATCGCTTTCTCCTGGTTGATCGTGTTGACAGCTGTATGAACGCGCTTCAGACGAGAGAAGCCAAGCTATTCCTGGCCACTCTCGCGATCATTTCTCAGGCTATGCGGTAGACCCGCTCGCCACCTTGTGTCTTGTCCGAAATGATGGTCAGACCGAGCTTCTTCTTGAAGGCTCCGGCGAAAGTACCGCGCACCGTGTGTGCCTGCCAGCCTGTGGCGTCGCAGATCTGGTGCACCGTTGCGCCTTCGGTGCGTTGCAGCATCCGGATGACTTCGGCCTGCTTGCTGTTCTCGCGGGTGCGTGGCTTGGTCTCGGTGCGTTCTTGCGCCCACGTGGCCTCGGCGGTCGACACGGCGGCCTCGATTTCCGGGTCGGGGTGCATAGTGGCCGGCGTCGGTCGTGCGCGCCCCAGGGCGTCGTAGCCCTCGGCGGCGACGAACCAGTCCTGGCCACCGTTGCTGGTGATGAGGGCCTTGTTGAACAGCCCGGTAATGACTTTCTGACGGGCCCCGCCTTTGACGTTGTCAGGGAACCAGGTGATGCAGCCATTCGGTTGATCAGCAGCGTGCTCGAGAACTTCGCGCTGAGTGTCGGTGAGTTTGATTCCGGTAGTCATGGTGATCTCCTTGATCGTTGGTGATGGTGATTGCATGAACGCGCTGTTCAATACAGAAGCCAAGCGTTATCTGCCCGGCTTCCGAATCTTTTTTAGTCATCTTTCGGCGGATTGCCACCGGCCTCTACGCCAGCCTTGAACGCGGCTTCGAGGGCGCTCTTGATGGCCCACACGCTCACTTCGTGAAAATCGAGGCGATCGGATTTGCGTGTTTCAAGGGTGTCGACAAAAAGGTGATCGAGGGCAATGCGGGTCAGGAGGGTGTCGATCTGGCTCATGGTGATGTCCTTGTGACGTCGTTGATGGTGATTGCATGAACGCGCTGTTCGGGAGGAAAGCCAAGCGGGAAATTGCATCTGTTTGAGGACATCTGCACCCGGCTTGAGGTAAATCATGGGTCTGTCGATTCGCGCCTACGCCAGGCATCGCGGCGTCTCTCACGTTGCCGTCAAGAAGGCCATCGACACGGGTCGAATTACTCAGGGGGCGGATGGCACGATTGATCCTGAGCAAGCCGATCGGCAGTGGGAGCAGAACACCGCGTCACCGCGCAAGCCATCGGCCGCGTCAAAGGTCGCGGTAGCACCGAAAGCACCGCGTGCCGTCGCTCAGGAGCCGGCGAGCGAATCGCCTACGCCGCCGCTCTCTACTGGCGGCACCTCGCTTCTGCAGGCGCGCACGGTCAACGAGGTCGTCAAGGCACAGACCAACAAGGTGCGGCTGGCGCGGCTCAAAGGTGATCTGGTTGATCGCTCGCAAGCCATCGCCCATGTGTTTCGACTGGCCCGCACCGAACGCGATGCGTGGCTCAACTGGCCGGCACGCATCTCAGCGCAGATGGCCGCAAAACTCGAAGTGGATGCCCATGCTTTGCATGTCGCGATCGAGGCGGCCGTGCGTGAGCACTTGATGGAGTTGGGCGAACTGCGCGCCCGGGTGGATTGATGGATACAGACTACGACGGCGAACTCGATATCGAGCGTGCCTGGCGCGAAGGTCTGATTCCGGATCCATTGCTCTCGGTCTCGGAATGGTCGGATCGGCATCGGATGTTGTCCTCCAAGGCATCCAGTGAGCCGGGTCGCTGGCGCACCAGCCGCACGCCGTACCTGAAAGCCATCATGGATTGCCTGTCGCCGACCTCGCCGGTCGAGCGGGTTGTGTTCATGAAGGCGGCCCAGTTGGGTGCGACCGAGATGGGCAGCAACTGGATCGGCTACGTCATTCACCATGCGCCCGGCCCGATGATGGCGGTGTGGCCAACCGTCGAGATGGCCAAACGGAACTCGAAGCAGCGGATCGATCCGTTGATCGAGGAGTCTGCCATCCTGAAAGAACTGATTGCGCCGGCACGCAGTCGCGACTCAGGCAATACGATTCTGGCGAAAGAGTTTCGCGGCGGTGTCCTGGTGATGACCGGGGCCAACAGCGCCGTGGGTCTGCGCTCAATGCCGGTGCGTTACTTGTTCCTCGACGAGGTCGATGGGTATCCGATCGACGTCGATGGTGAGGGCAGCGCGGTGGCCTTGGCCGAGGCCCGCACCCGAACGTTTGCGCGCCGGAAGATTTTTATCGTATCGACGCCAACGATTGCTGGCGTCAGCACCATCGAGCGCGAATACGAAGCCAGCGACCAGCGCCGCTACTTCGTGCCGTGTCCGCATTGTGGGCATCGGCAGTGGTTGCGCTTCGAGCAATTGCGCTGGGAGCGTGACGAAAACGGTAATCGGCCCGACACGGCCGCCTACGTCTGCGAGTCCTGCGAGGTACCGATTCCTGAGCATCACAAGACGTGGATGCTGGAACACGGCGAATGGCGAGCAATGGCTGACGTACCGAGCAAGACCGCCGGTTTCCATTTGTCGAGCCTGTACAGCCCGATTGGTTGGCGTAACTGGCGGGAAATCGCCGCCGCATGGGAGAGTGCCATCAGCAAGGAAGCCGGATCGGCCGCCGCCATCAAGACCTTCAAGAACACTGAACTCGGTGAAACGTGGGTCGAGGAAGGCGAAGCACCCGACTGGCAGCGCCTGCTGGAACGCCGCGAAGACTACCGGATGGGTTCCATTCAGGAAGGTGGATTGCTCCTGACGGGTGGCGGCGACGTGCAGAAAGATCGTATCGAGGTCTCCATCTGGGCGTTCGGGCGTGGCAAGGCTTCGTGGCTTGTCGAGCACCGGGTGCTGATGGGCGACACCGCGCGACCCGAGGTCTGGAATCAGTTGGCTCGCCTGCTTGATGAAACCTGGACGCATACCTCCGGGGCATCGGTACCGCTGGTGCGCTTC